AGAAGCCCCGATTACTGGAGCCTTCTATTTTGATGTGGACACTGCGGAAAGGATTGTCATCGCAGACGGGTCAGATAAATTGAAGACCTCGGTTGTTGATGGAACGTGGACTGTCATATCCGGTAGCAGCTTCCTGTCCGGTGCGGACGTAGACTTTGCCCAGCTTGTTAATCGCCTGTATTACGCAGATGGAGACAGTGCACTCAGGTATGTGGACTCTGCATTCGCCAACCAGAGCATCAGCGCAGGGAGAGTAACCGGCATAGAGGTGACTGACCCCGGCCTTGGCTACACGACTGTTCCCGCCGTCACCATAACATCGTCTCTGGGTTCCAGTGCAGCCGCCACTGCTGTCCTTGGCTACGGCGGCAAGGTTGTTGGTATTGACATTGACAACGAGGGGTCTTCTTATGATGGGACTACCCCCCCAACCGTTGCACTAACTGCTGCCCCAACGGATGGAACCGACGCTACGGCAATCGCTCACGTAAGTCAGACACCCAGCAAGCCCAAGCTGTTAATATCCCACACTCACAGGCTGTTCTGCACAAGTGGTGATTCTGCCAGCATCCCCGGAGACCAGATTTTTGTAAGTGACATACTTGACGGAGAGTCATGGGACTTGATCGGCAACAGCATCAGGGTGGGGGGAGGCGACGGTGACCCCATCGTTGCGTTGATGCCTTGGTTTGATTTCTCTCTCCTTGTCTTCAAGGAGAGAAGCGTGTGGCTGATTAATGCTGACCCTGCCTTGGCCGTGGCGGACTGGGAGGTCAAGCTGGTCAACGGGCGTGTCGGGTGTGTCGCCTCACGCTCTGTCCAGCAGGTGGGCGCAGATGTGCTCTTCCTTGCTAGGGACGGTGTGCGGTCAATCAAGATGATTGAGGCTGGTGCCCAGACAGATGTTTCCCAACCCATAAGCACTCCCGTAAATGACCTTATAGGCAGGATAAATCAGGCCAACATAGGCAAATGCACTGCGGTTTACTGGAGAAACAGGTATTTACTGGCTGTCCCGCTTGATGACTCCACCACCCAGAACAGGGTGTTATGCTACCACCTGCTTGCCGGGGCGTGGACAGGACACTGGTCGGGATGGGAGCCGACGGTGTGGGTTGTGACTGCATTTGACGGAAAGCTCAGGCTTAACTTCGGCAATCAAGATGGCAGACTCCTGACTTGGGACGACTTTACCCCTGAGGAAGATACAACCTCAGAGACCTATACCGATGTTGGTGTAGGGTATGAATCCTACATAAAGTCCAGAGCTTATACGTACGGGGAAACTTGGGGAGACAAGGTAGGGTATTCCACTCAGTTTAATCTGGAGAACTCACATTCGACTGAGATTACATCCAACTTCTATTACTACACAGACCTGAGCAGCACAGAGCAGACCTTGGAGTCCAGCGTCACCCTGACTGCTGATACGGGACTTATACGAAAAGGGTACAACCTCATCCCGAAAGGCAGGTTTAACCAGATTCAATTCAAGGTTCAGGCCGATTCAGGTAAACTATCCCTTCATTCTATTCAATCATCAGCCTTCGGTCAGCCGCTTAACCCGCAAAGATGAGCGTATCATACCCAGAATCCACAATGGAGATTGCAGACATGGTGCATGATAATATACCATTCTGCAAAGAGTGGGGGAAAGCGGCTGTACTGCCGTGGGTGCAATGGTTTATCGATAATGGCAGATATTACGCCGTATCCAGCAAGGGTAAGCTTTGCGGGGTTACGTTACTCCGGTTTGTGGATTCGGAGGAGGACTGCCATGAGCATTACAAGGACACGGGCGGCCAGATATGCTATGTTGAAGTCTCAGTCAGCAAGCACGTTGACGCGCTTAAATCCATGTATGAGTTAATGTGGAATGAGATAGGTAAAGACACGAAGTACATGGCTTGGATGCGTCACAAGTATAACAACCGAGTTACCATGGTGGACATGGGCAGGGCAAAACGAAGACTTATGAGGTAAATTATGGGAAAAGATAAAGCACCGCCACCACCGGATACACCTGATTACACTGGGGCTACCAGAGAGGGAATTTTCGCTGACATTGAAAGTATGCCCACAAGGAGGCAGATCGAGTCAGCGTATAGGCTGGGTAAACCCGTTACGTACACTACCCCTGCGGAATACATAAGAGATTCCTCAGGCAAGTACGAGCTAAAGGACGGGAAGAGGCAGTTGATTGAGGGCACCGGGGTTGAGAAGACAATGGACTTCACCGGGATTGGTGACATTGACATCACCGGGGCTGAAGCTGAGGCACTCATGGAGTTGGCTCCAAAGATGTCCCAAGCCCAGCTTAATAACCTTATTGAGTTTGGCCCCCAGTTCATCGCAGAGCAGAGGGAACAAATGCAGCAGTTAGACCCAGAGGGGTTTGACTTGAGGGAGGATTTCGCAAGGAAACTGAGGATGGGCGAAGGCACATCTGAAGAGTTGGTTGGGGAAGGCGTGGAGGTGCCCGAGTATCTTGAGGCTGGAGCGGCACCCGAACTGGCTGATGTTGGCCGGACTTCTGAGGGAAGGGCAGAGCTTGAAGAGAGAATCTTTGACAGGCTTGCCCTCGGCGAGAAGCTGTCACCAGACCAGCAGAGAGCACTTGAGCAGGATGTGTTGAGGGCTGGCTCCAGAAGAGGGCAGGCACTCAGCGGAGGCACCGCCCTGAGGGAGGTCTTGGCAAAGTTTGGCGGAGGAGAAGAGCTTGGGAGGCAGAGGAGAGGAGAAGCCTTGGGACTTCTCTCCAGTGGACAGGCCACCAGCGACACAACAAATCGACTTGCACAGGCGAACTTTGCCAACATGATGCAACAGATTCAGCAGTCGAATCAGGCCAAGGGAGCCACATTTGCAGCAGGGCAACAGAATCTTGGGCAAAGGGCTGCTGCCAGACAGCAGGATGTAGGCAACATCCAGTCTATGCTTGGCCTTCAGCCAGTTGCAGCGCAGGGAGGATACCTCTCCGGGCTTCAGCAGGGTGCGGCACCATTCTCGATGCCTCAAATGCAGAGGGGGACAGCACTTGACCCGAACGCTGCCGCTACAGCAGCAGGGTTTGCGGGTAACGTATTCGGGACTCAGGGAGATATGTGGAGTACGCAGGCACAGATTGCAGCACAGCCAAGCGGGATAGGACAGTTGGTTGGCGGAGTTCTTGGAGCATTCGGCGGAGGATACGGTGAAGCACTAGGAAAGAACTGGGGGAATAGGAGACCGGGAGGAGGCTCAGTATAATGTCTAGCTTTTGGAAAGGATTTGGGCAGCAGTTCGGGGAGACTTTTGCCGATACGTTCAAACAAGCCCGCGCTGTCAGGCTGGGGGGTAAAGAGCGCGAGGAAGAGCGTGAGTATCAGAAAAATCTGCTAGATGAGAGGCTTAAAAGAGCTAGACTAGCGCAGGAGGACAGGATGAGGGCTGCGATACTGTCGTCCACCCCGGAAGCACAAGGGAAGATGCTCAGTCGTCAAGTTGGAGGCGATGCAGGGGAGTTCATGGCTGACGCAGAACTTGCAGGGGTTGAAGGCAGCGTAGCCGATGCGGTGCTTGCCAATGCGCTCGCAGGGAGAGGAGAGATAGATGTGGGGATAAGGACAACTCCTGTCACAGACAGAAGCCAAGTCACCCCGTCGGCAATCTACCCAAGTGCAGAAGAGGCGCGAGAGGTTGCGCGGGAATTTGAGATAGGCAGCAGAGAACTGGCAGAGGCAGAGCTACCTGAGGCCACGGCAAGGAGGGAGGGGATTGACCTGTCTGTTGCAGAGAAGCAACTTGGAAGGATTCAGGCGGACATAACCGCAGAGGATGCCGCAGAGGCTGCCCTTAAGGCACACGAGGGGAGGATGGGCATTTCAGATGCATATGCCAAGGCTGGTGAGGTCAGGGCGTTTGATGCCTATAAAAAAAGGAGGGGGGTAGTAGCATCCGACTTTGACAAGGCGGAGGCCAAAGGCAGGATGGAGACGTTCGCAAAGTATGCAGCGCAAAATGGGCTTGATGAAGGGGAGATGCTTATCTCGGCGATAACTAGCGGGTTTGATGCAGACACGTATGGCGACGATGCCAGAAAAGCATTCACTTTGGAGAAGAACAGGCTGGGGGGGTTATCAGGAGTAGATCAAAGGGCTGAGAAAAAGAAGGCTACTCAGATTTATATAGACCTATGGGCTAGGCAGAACTCAACAGAATCCAATCCTATAAGCTGGAATAAATTCCTAGAGCAACACCCTGACATGGACTTCGATAACCCGAAGTATGCCGGGGAGAGAATTTTCAGTTCAGCCAAGATGGCAATGAAGCTTGAAAAGGAGGGATACGAGCGAGCAAGGAAGAGGGGTGAGGACAAGTTGCTGAGAGCACCCGAGATTTCAGATAAAGTATGGCTGACGTCTCCAAGGGGAAAGGCAATAAGGAGTAAGTTCGATAAGATAATCGAGGCACCGACTCCTAAACCCGGCGTGACCAGAATCCCTTTACAGCAGGGAGTTGCTTGGGACGAGAAGTATCAACCGCTAGTCGATTCAGGAATGCTCGCTATAGAAGGGAATAAGGGAGCGGTATTTGTGACCAACGAATACCTGAGTGCAATCCGAGGAAAGGAAGAGGCAATACTGGATTACATGGCGTACACCGGGGATATTCCAGACCCAGCCATAACTGCATCGGAGTTAACCGAGGGACTCAAGGGGGGCATTGGTGTTGCTTCCGCCATGGTCAGTAAAGCTCTGAAGCCATTTGCGGGGGCCGAGTCGGTGCCCATAGAAACAGCACGAAGTTATGTAAACGCACAGAAAGTCCCGCAACGAGTCAAGGATGCTGCCAATTCCCTACTTGACACGGAAATGGTGCACGGAAGACTTCGAGATAGGACGGAAATAAAGGATAGGCTTTCTGCCTACAGGAGGGTTGTTGGCAGAAACATTACCCCACCGGGTACCCCAATGGTGGAGACGTTTACCCCCGAAGGGAAAGTTATGCTTCCGAGATTCATAATCGTAATGGAGAAGTTCACAGATAAGGATGGAGCGGTGGGGATGCAGCCTCAATGGCTTCGGCATCCATCCCATCAGTCTGGAGACACGGTGGCAGAGACAGAGGCAATGCGGGATAAAATCCGACAGTTAACGGAAGCAGGGAAACCCAAGCCAGCAACGGGAACAGGGGTTGACCCGGAAACTGAGAAGCCATTCCTGTGGAACAGGCCGGGGACAGCCCCGCCTATTAGGAGGTAAATGGAAGAACTGGATAAAAGAAGACTATAAGGATGTCCTAGATGCCCACCTATGAAGTAACAGACCCGGACACGGGGGTGACCTATGAGATTCATTTTGAGGGTGAGCCTACCCAGCAAGAACTCAATAATGCGGCATCTCATGTCTTTAGGGAAAACAGACCTGAGACATTTTTTGAGTCGCTGGGCGGGACTCTCGCCTCCTCCATAGATACCCTCCTGATGTACGATTCCAAGGAGGGGTTTACTTCCCCCGCATACGAGAAGGGCGGGGCTTGGATGTACGACGCTATGGGTGCCACCCATTACGCGCAATCCAAACTCTATCGTGCGATGGGGCTGGACAGTCTTGCCGATGCGTATGAGATGGGCGGGGCGACACTGACCGACATCGGGAGAGAAGGGCTTACGGCAGGAAAGCGTCATGGGAAAGCAGTAAGAGAGCGTTACCCGAAGCATCAATTTGCCTCAAGGATGACCGAGATGGCTGCGGGATTGTCACCCACCCTGATAGCCGCACCTGCTGCTGGCTGGGCTGGTCTGGGATACGGTGGTCAGCTTCTGGCCACAATGGGCGCGGCAGGTGCCCAGAGTGGCGGCCAGTATATGCAGGAAGCCAGAATTGAGTACATGGGCAGGCTTCAGGAGAACTGGGATTCCAAGTGGGGGCCGATGACTCAGACCGACCTTGAGTTAAGGGCGATAGGTCAGGCGGCACCGTGGGCGTTACTTTCCGGTGCCAAGACAGCCGCCCTAACGGGTCTCTTTGGTTACGCAGGAGGAAGGCTCACCGGGAGTGGGGGGCCAGAAATGGCAGGGATGATGACAGCAAGGGCTGGAGGCGTTAGCTCTCGCGCAGCAGATAGAGCAAGGAGACTTTACGCATCCAGAGGCGGAGGCATGGATTGGAAGCCGCCAATGGCACTTCCAAAGGCTAGGTGGACAGACGAAGCGGCCTTGGAGGCCGGGGCTTTTGCTAGGAAGAGCAGTGATTACCTAGGTAAAAGGGGAGTTGTCCGAGGCACGGCAAGAACTGGAGTGCAGGCTGGGCTTGAGGGCATTGAGGAAGGAATTGATGAGGCAGTACAGGCCGGGATAGATTACTACACCATAAAAGAGGACATGACCTTTGACCAAGCCAAGGACAGGGTTATTGACGCTATCGCTGCTGGTGCCTTGTTCGGCGGTGCCATAGAGGTTGCGGCTAGGCCAGATACTATGGCATCCATAGAGGCTGAAGCTGCCATCCACATGGCAGGCATACATCCCATAGTTGAAAATGCTCTGGCAAGGAGAAGCGCACACGGGATTGAGTCAGCCAGAAAGCTGAGGGCGATGCAGCCAAGACCGGGGGAGACTGCCCTTGAGCGGAAGCTCAGGTGGGATATTGATGAGGAACCAACGGAACCCATCCCCGCATTCCTTGACGGATTAAAGAGGGCGGCGGAGAGGTCGTCAGATGTCCCTCCGAGATTAAGAGACACCAGAATAGAGTCAGTGGAAGATGAAAGGGCGGCTGAAGCGGATGAGAAGGCTGAGGCAGTCGGGATGGTAAAAGCCCTTGAGAAAGAGGCAGCACTGAAGGCAATCAGGGCAGTCGATGAGTTCGGCACTGGCAACCTGCTTGAGATGTCACAGACGATTGAGGGAAGGCGACAGATTGCCGAGCTTGGACTGCTTCCCCTTGGAGGCATACGGGCAGAGACTGAGGCGGCACCGGGGGCTGTAATCCCGCCAGAAGGCAGGGAGACTGAAGGACTGGCATTCCCTGAGGCAGCCATTGAGGAGCCTCCACCCAAGCCCTCAACACTGGAATCCAAGGAGATGGAAGCTGACGTCCTGAAGGGGCCGAAGCGTGAAGGGTTGGTGCCAGAGAGGATAGCCAAGTCCAATCAGCTTTTCGGGCTACAACTTGCGGAACCGGGGGTAGTAACTGGCCCCACCGCAGTGGCTTCGGCTGGTGAGGCTGTCGCAAGGCCAGACATCCCTAGCAAGCAAGCTGACTTGGGGGAGGTTTTGCCGGGAGAAGGCATGCATCTACCGCATGGCGTTAGGGGGCCGCAAAGAGAAAGCATACGAGGGGTAAGGGGTGTATTAACCCAAGAGCAGGCCAGAGTTCTGGATAAGGACGAGAGGGGTGGGCTTCTCTCAGCCAGAGAGGTGAGCATAAGGAAGGTGGCTGAGGGTAAGCTTGAGGCCGAGATGAACAGGATACTCGACATTCCTGAGGAGGCAGCGAAGCCATCTAGGAAGAAGGGGAAGCTAACCCCCGATGAGGTAAAGGCAAAGAAACGCAGCGAGAACAGGCTGATCAACGAGATTAACAGGGCGTTAAACCTTACGAAGGCAGAGAGCACGGCATTGGCGAAGGACGAGGCTAATCAGATTCTCACCAAGGCTGAGATAGACGCCAAGGATAGGGCTAGGCAGATTCTGAGTAAGTCAAGAAAGGGAATTAAGGATTTATCACGAGCAGAGAAGAGAGCACTGAAGAAGGCAGTAGGAGGGAAGCTGCTTACCGGGGAGGAAGCCAAGACAGCTTCAGCGGCGAAGAAGGGAATCATCAGCAAACTCAAGGCATTAAAGAAAAAGATAGGAAAGGGGAGAAGGGGAGATATTGGCGGGATGGGGATGCAGTCCTTCATCCAGATAGGCGGCAAGGCTATGGTGGAAGCTGGGCTTGCGGCGGGAATCGCGGCAGCAGAGACGAGCGTTAATGCTGCGGTCATCCTGAGGAAAGCATTAGACGCGGCAAAGAAGTCCAACCCGAAAGCCTTTGCCGAGGTGGATATAGACGAGATCAAGTCCTACCTGTCTGATAAGATCGCGGATTCACTTCAGGCTGAGGCCAATGTCCTCGACGAGCTTGGCAAGTTGGAAGACTCCGAGGTGACCAAGAAGTCTACCAAGAAGCTACAGGAGAAACTGAGGGCATACAGCGCAGCGCACAAGGGTGCCCGTAAGAATATGCTGGCAATCCCAGAGCTTGCTGGGGAGACAGGCGACAAGATAGTTGCGTCAACAATGGAGTCAATCAATGCAGGCAGGACAGTCACCGACGCGATAGACACTGCCTACGAGTCCGTCAAGGACACCGTAGACAAGCCCGGATTCAGGGATTACATGATGCTCAGGCTTAACGAGACGTTAAACCAGATGAGCGGAGGTATCTCGTTCGGTGATGCAGTGTTAAACTCAGGGGAACCGCTGTCAGGGAAGACAACGCTGGAGATCGACATGGACAGGGCAGAGGTTGAGCTTAACAAGAAGCGAGACATTCCCCCGCCCGCACGGGGGATGGCTAACATGAAGAATTGGCTGACGACAATGAAGAGATTCTTCATCGGCTCCTCGGATGTTGTTGCTGGCAATGCCGCAATGCTTGGACTTGCAGCTAGGATGGAAGCCCACGTTGACCTACACGATAAATGGACAGGGGAATTGTCCGCCCTGTTCTTGGAGGGAGGAGAAGGCAAGGCATACATAGATGCAGATAGCGCGTGGGGCGCGTGGTTTGGGGTAAAGAGTAAGGCTGCTGAGGCGGCTGACATTGAATTTGCAGCGTATCAGGAGGGGATGTACACCGGAAAGCCTGTTGATACATCAGGATTCAGTCCTCTAGGGAAGAGGCTTATCGAGGGGTGGAAGAAGCTCGCAGTTGTAACTGGCAATGCCATGAAGGCTGAGGGAATCATGGTCAAGTATCCAGACGGCACCCTGAGACCATTCAAGATGATCGGTGAAGACTTCTGGGGGAGATGGATGAAGCCCGAGTACACCAGAGCGTTAAACGCCATGGACGCTGACTCAGTGATGAATGACACCTTGCAGAAGATTATTGATTCCCTCGCCAAGATGCCCAATGAATTGAGGTCGCACGACGTAAAAGGACTTCTCATATGGTGGAATAAGGAGAAGGGCGGCAGAGGCAAGAAGAAAGATGCCGAGGGTAATCCTATCTTTCAGGGTAACAACGAGTCTGATGCTTTCTACTCCAGCCTAGATAAGGCGCGTACTGGGAAGAAGCTGCCAGCAGAGTTGATGGACTTTAGCGTGGATTCCGGCAGGAGATACATCTTCAACTGGTCAGAGCGTATGGCGCAGATTCAAGCCTACGGCCAGAAGGCTAGGGATAAAACCGACCTCTGGGAGGATGTCATCAACAACCTTAATCTTCCACAGCATTCCTACTCTGATGAGGCACTATACATAGAGGGTCTCAGGAAAGCTGCATACGGAATTACTGACACCAATCTTGGACGCATAGGCAAATGGTCACTCCTACTTAACAAGGTTGCAACCCTGACGATGCTTACTGGCGGATTTAACGCCATGAGAAACTTGACGGGCATCGGGGTTACCACTGCGATATTCGGGGGAGTAAACTCCGCAAAAGCATTCGGCAAGATGCGTGACTACGCAGCCGCAGCCAAGCAGTCCAGATCATGGGGGGTTATACAGGACAACACTGCCCTGCTTCTTGCAGGCCATGATGTTGCGCTGGAGGGTGCCGGGGTTACAGACCTGATTGACAGGGGGTTGTCGGTAGGCACCAAGTGGGGGCTTAAAGGGAGCGGCTTTACCCACTCAGAGAATTACGTAAGGACACACGCTGCCTTTACAGCCTCGGTCTTCGCCTCTGAGGGAGTGGGCGCGATCAAGAACAAGGACAACGATAAACTGGCAGGAGAGTTCAAGAGAATGGCCGAGAGGCTTGGGGTTGATGCTGATGCGATAGTCGCAGAGGACAGTCCGCAGGGAGTGGAGACCTCCAAGTTCATCAGGAAAGCAGTGAAGGAAGTTCAAGGCGGCTACAGGTTTAACCAGTTGCCAGCCTTTATGAACAACCCAGCCGGGAAGTTCATATTCAAGTTTGGCGCGTATGGTATGCAGGTTAGCAGGGCAATACGCAGAAACGTAGTGGGTGAGGCCAAGGCTGGAAACTTCACCCCCTTGCTCAGGCTGATGGCTACCGTGGCAGGAAGCGGCGAGATGCTCTACTGGCTTCGTGAAACTCTATTCGGGAAGGCGATTCCCCATGCGTCCCTCAAGGAAATAATGTTCGGGGAGAACAGGACATCAAAGCTATTCCAAAGGCTGCTGAATGATGTGTTCTATGCTGGCACTCTGGGAATCATTGGAGACCTAGCAGCCATACCCCGTAACTTCTACACCAAGCAAAGAGTCAGGAACCCAACCGACCCCGCAGGGTTACAGATAATAGAAAATATCGGATACTACATATACGACCGAGTGAGCGAGGGAACCCTGATAACCCCAGAGGCATTTTGGGGATTTCTGGAATCCCAATTCTCAGCAGTCAGGTACGGGAAGGGTTTAGTAACCAACCTAGCCAGCAAGGGCGGAAGGGAGTGGGATTTCGTCTTGGCTGAGAGGGCGAAGCAAGACCAGATATTCCTGCGTAACACGACAAGAAGATTTCAAGAGGCTGTTGGGGATGATGTTAAAAACCTTATCGCGCCTGCCATATACGCGCCGACACCCTACTCAAGGTTTTATGATAGGGTTAAGGAGAGGCTACGCGTAGGGGATACTCCCGGCGCGATAGAGGCTGCGAGGGAGGTCGCAGAGCAGATGCCTCCAGATGAGAGGGCAGGGGCGTGGCAGAGGCTATCGGCATCCATCATGCGCTCCCAGCCAATGAAGGTTGGTGACTCAACCTCCAAGGTAGTTAAGCAGGAGTTCATAAGCTGGGCTAGAAGGAATATGGCACCTGACGACGTTAAGAGGATAATGGATTTACAGCGCAGGTATATGCAAACGTATGAACATTTGCGGGATGCAATGAAGCCGAGGCAGTCAGAGCGACATTACCGTAGGCATGGCAAGAGGATGGATGCTCTGGGATACGAGAAGAAATACCTCAAGGAATTGGAATCAGTTTTTGGTTATTAAAGTTTCTAGCTAGAAACTTTTAAGAATGAATGGACAGGAAAACAAAGGGTACAGCTTCCGAGCTATCCGTTGCCAGCAAGCTGGTGCGGCTAGGCTTTACCGTGTCTTGGCCCCTCAATCAGGATGCCTATGACCTGATTGCCGAGAAGGACGGCAAGCTCAGCAGGCTACAGGTTAAGACAGCCAGCAGGAACAAGGGAGGAAGCTACAGGTGCAGCACGCAGCACGGTAAGACTCCGCATAAGTCCTACACCAAGGCTGATTGTGACTTCGTGGTTATACACGCACCCTACTCGCATGACTTTGACGACATATCGAAGGACAGCTATTACGTAATCCCCGTAAGTGTAGTCGTAAACACGAAGGTCGCAGTGGTATTCCCTGCGGGGAAAGGGAAGGGCAATCTATTAACCTGTAGCTGGGAGAAGTATAATGGTGCTTGGGAGAAGATATAAGAAGATGGAGGGGGATATGGTCGAGGTCGAGTGGCTAGACCCGACAGGCTACATCAATGAATACTTTAGCGAGGTAAAGCTATCCAAGTGCACATCCATCGGGATATTGAGGGAGATAAAGGAGGAATACATAATCCTCCAGACATCAAAGTATGAGAACTCTGAGAGCGGCGATTACACCGCCATAGCACTGGGGTGTATCACCGCCCTCAGAGAGTACGAGGACAGTTAGCCTACTTGTCCAACATCTTTGCGGCAGCATCCAGACCTTGCCATGAGTTTCTCATGGTGATGTCCAGTATGTTAGTTGCCCTGCGGGGGCCGTAGTTAGCCAGCCAGTTGAGTTGCTTCTGGAAGAACACAACCTCATCGGCTATTGAGGCTTGGTGTGATCGCCTGTAGCTAATCCACAGCTTCCACTCCTTCAAGAACTCGGCATCATGCAGGCAGTCAGGGACAGCCAGCTTCATCTTGCCGCCTTCAACCTTCTTCCTCCAGTAGCCGTCACGCTTGCGCTTGGCGTCTGAATGGGAAGATCGGAAGTTGGTCTGCCATGTATCCCATTTGCCGATCTCCACGAAGCAGCCCTCAGCCTTCACTACCCAGCCGATGTCAGCCATCTCTGAGATGATCTTCTCCATCCGCTTTATGTCCACGCCCAGCCTGCGGCATACCATCTTCAGTTCAACCTTTCCTATCTCAGGAATCTTGCAGTCGTCTCGCTGCTTGCACTGGCCTTTCAGCCACTCCCAGACAGCGCAGGCTGCGCAGTCAACCGACTGGAGATATTCCATCTCCGGGTCATCCATTTGATGTGAGCTTGTCTTGTACCAGACTTTCATCTTTGCACTCCTTTCCTTCCTCCAGTTCTAGTTCAGCCAACCTTTTCATTACGTCCAGCAAGTGTTCTTCATTAATCTTTATCGCCCTAGCACACCTTGCTGCTGCAATCTTCAGCGCGGACGCCTCTGAGCTATGCGGTTGCATAACCTCAACGCCAACGTGATCCGCCCTCCCTAACTCGAACTTGCCCAGTATCAAGGAGTACAGCCTGAACTCCCTTGCGTTCGTGCTAATCCTGTTGCAGAGGGATTCTATGCCGTGGATTATCGTCCCGTGATGTTTCCCGCCTTTCTTTCCTGCTCCGGTAAACTTGGAAGCAATCCAGTCATAGTTCGGGGGGTAGTAAGAGCATAGCTCATCCCGCACTAGCTTGTAGGTAGAAAACCTAGCGAAGATAATCCTGTCTGTTCTTACCGTGCCAAGTATCTCGACACGATTAACCCCGGTAGACTCAGTCACGCAATCAATAGCAATGTCAAACAGTGCATCATACTCCGCTGCGTCTACCTCTACGAGTGGCAGCATACTGCCACGTATTTGTTCTAATGGTATTTCCATAATATACATCCTCCTATAATGAATAACCCCTCCCCGCAACTGCGTGAACGGGGAGGGGTGTTATCCTAGCTTGGTTAAACTTTAACCAGACTAGAAATCCATGGCTGCTCCACCCTCGACAACCTTAGCAGCCTCACCCTCGGCGGGTGCCGAGTCAATTGCGTGTTGCAACTGCAACGACAAGAACTTTCCGTTGGTACCGTCTCGCTGCCAACCTGACAGGTTGCAACTGAGCTTGCCCTCGTTGTCGCTGATGATGGTCATCAACTCCTTGCTAAAGACAAGGTGAAGCATACCGCGATAATCGGGTTCCTTCTCGTTCTTCTTCGTCTCATTCCTGTTGAGGGTATGGGAATAGGATTTCCCTGTCCTTGGGTTTATGGAGTCGCGCCCTTCCGTGATATCCACCCATTTTGTACTATTTTCTGCCATAGCTATATGTTACTTTCCGTTTATTGTTAGGTCAGCCAGCAATCCCCGAAGGTGTTGCTCGGCATCGTTTCTGTCTTTAATCCTCATGCTCTTGGCGAACGAGTCCACCAGAGGGCTGAGGCTTTTTTCGCAAGCTCTACTTAAAGCTCGCAAATTCCTATCGGGATTTACAGCGTGACACACACGCTTCCGGTCACACCAGTTGCAGTAGTCACACTCCACTGGTTGCTTGGATGGGTCTTCCACCCGTGAGACAACATCCTCCACGAGATTCTCTGCGACCTCCCTCCTGACAACTGCGTGTATCGCAGACTTGGTCTCTGAGTATAATAGATAGACTGTTACTGCATCAAGGTTATCCCTCTGGCACAAGGCCGCTGCGTACACGCACATTTGCAGGACGTAATCCCTCTGCCGCCCTGTCTTGAGGTCGAACAGGTTTCCCCTGAAGTACGCATCCAGATACCCGAATGTCAGCGGCTTCCCGTCGCGCATATACTCGACCTTGGTCTCAGTCTCTATTCTCTCTCCTGCCGACTCAGCCATCTTGATGACATAGTCGGCAGCCCATTTCACACCTTCATTTATTTCCATACTTCCTCCAATGTTTCTAGCTAGAAACTTTTACATGAACTCACTGACAATAATCTTCTCCAGCTTCCACATGGGTCGCAGGAGAGATGTATGCCTGTAGTGATTTACCAAGCCAAGCGATGAGAACTCCCGCTTTGGCATCACCCTCATTATCCCCTTGGTCTCCCATCCCAGAAAGTCCACCTTGCAGTCATTGCCGAAGTCTGAGTATTTCGCCAGCACGATAATGTCAGCGCACTGGTGGAAGTTATCCTCATTTAGCAGCAGGTTGCATGGCTTGAGGAAGGTCTTTATGTCTATGGTCACCTTCTCACCATTCACCTCGACAGTGAAGTCAACTCCCCCGTCACCCCCCGGCCTGACGGTTGTATCTACGTCCAGCCCATACTTTCTGGCGAAACATATTTCACCCGCCAACCCCATCATGTGTCCCTCAAGTTTGTCCTCATGGTAGCAGCTTGCGTCATAGTCATGCCCTACTTCGAGGTGCCCTTCCCTGAAGGTATTTGCCAACTCTCTAGCTTGCTGTTTTACATTCATGATTAAAACTCAAGGTCTTGACTGCTGTGGCTGGTGTTCCCTCCCTTGGACTTGTTGTTATACCCGTGCTTGGTGTCGTACATCTTTGCCCGACGAGCTTCTTGGGCAGCCATCATCTGGTTGCCCTGCTTACCACACTTCTCACAGTGTATGTTTCCCTTCTCGAATATCCTGCCGACCATAGACTCGACTATGTTTTCGTCGTCATATTCCAGATGGATTTTCTCCCCGCATATTCCCAGCGGAACCAGCTTGCGCTTGCCCCCAACGGTTTCCCAGTTGAGGGGGCCACCGCATCTCTTCTCTATTGTGATCGTTGCCATTGTTTTATTACCTCCTCGAATTGGTCATGTAACTCCGTCCCGCGCTTCGCAGCGGGGCCGGGGTTAGGACTTGATTTGAAGCACGGACACTTGTCGAACGCAGGGAATGCGGACGGGGACAGTGTCTCGTGATGTTTTCTTTCCTCTGATTCTTTACTCATAATTAAAGAGAGGGAGAGGAGATCATGCCAAGGGCACAAGTTAGAAAGGATAACCACCTTCCACCCCTAGCGGCCACTCCCCTCCCAGATTACTAGAGTATGTCACCCTGTTCATCGGCTATCATAACCGGACGCTTGGCGCGAGGCGTAGCCTTTACAGGCTTTTCCTTGCTGCCATTCTTCCTGTCCTGAGTAGCCGCACCGTCATCGTCCTCGCCTGCGGCGGTGGGGATGTTGAGCATATTGCTCTGTAGATACCGTCGGTTGTAGGTCAACCCGCTGCCCATCGCCTGCGGGTCATCAGGCTTGTTGCCTGTCTTGATCGTCAGCTTGCCCTCAAGCCACTGGTCGCCCACCATCACGATGCCACGGGTAATCTCGATGATGTCGAGAGTCTCCTTCTCAATGACTTCCACCCGCCCATCAGTGTAGGTCGTAGTCTTTGACGACTTCAGCTTCTCCGTGAGAATGTCAGGCACGGTGGCAAACGCGATGCCAGCCTCAGCCTTACCTTCCTTGCTTGCGTCGATGACAGAGTTCAGGTCGGCATATTCATAGTTATATCCCTCTGAGTTTTTAAGCGCGGGGGCAAGCGTAGATTGAAACTTCGCCATCGCACTTCCTATTGCTAGTTTTTTGTTTTCAGTTTTCATGTCTGCTTTACGGGAGGCATCTCGATTAGCTTGAAGAATACCCACTCAGGCATTGTCACCAGCCATTGCCCACGGTCTTTCCGATGGGCTACCACTGGCATATTCTCGCCGCACTCATCCTCCGATTGTTCTGTTGCTTTCTGTATGTTTAACTTCTCCACCCGCTTCACTTCAAAGTGAAAGGGTAGGGAAGAAATTACGTCAGGAGAATCCGGGCTGCCGCAATACTGCTGCCCTCTCCTTGCCTCATAGCCGTGGGCTATAAGCCTGTCACGCCACTCGCGCTCGCCTCTGGCTCCTTTCTTCTTGCTGTTCATAACAGAATTAATAAGAGGTGTGACAGTCCAACCGGGGAGTCTCTTGACCATAGGCTAAAGCGGGGGTAACACACGCCCATCCGCTTCGTCCTCCCATTAATTCTGGTATGAAACAGTCGGTGTGTATTCTGCCACACCCCCCATTGATTCTGTTAATCGCCTTTATCATATTCACCTACCTTTGCCATCTTGATTAGCATCTCCACGATCTCCCTCTGGCTTCTGCCTGTCTCACGCTTGAGCATCTCAATCTTCTCAAACGTCTCAGGTAAAAGCCGCAGGGTTGTCATGCGTCTGCGTCCGTCCTTCTTACTGATTACTGCTTCCTCATCGCTCATAGGGAAGGATGATAGGCAAACAGATACCACTTGTCAATTACATTAAACGGAAGAGCAGGAGGAGGATGTAGACATAGAGAGAGAGAAGGGCAACGGTGATGACTAGCCTCTTGTCCTTCTCTCTCATGTCACTCCCCACAGTTGCTACAACAGGAAAGGGCAGAGACCTCCAGCTTCTTGTTGAGTCTGGCAATCTCCCTGTCCTTTGATTCCAGTTGTCTGGCGGCAGACTGGGTGTACATCCATGCGTCGATTATCTCCTCCTCAATAGCCACTATAAGCGAGGGGTGTTCGTCCAG